CTTCAGGGTCGCTTGCATCTTCCACCCCGATGATGACTTGCTTCGGCTCAGGCAGGCCTTGATTCGGGTCTTCCAGTTCGCGGCGCAGCTTTTCGATGCTCAGGCGCTTGGCCTCCAGATCAAGCCCAATGTCCGGGCGATCCAGTCCGAGCAGCTTGGCCTTGCCGAGCGTCGCGCTTACCGCTGCAGATGACTGAGGGTTCTCGCAGTTGAGCGCCTTGGTTCTGGCTTCTTCAAGCTCACGCAGCAGGTCATCCACAGTGATCTGGTTGCGCTCTGCAGCTGCCTGGCGCATCTCAGCCAGTCTTACCGCGACCTTACCGTTCGCCAGTAGCTCGCTAGCCTTCACCGCGATAGTGCCGGCCTTCATGTTCTCGGCGTTGTACGCCCTTCGGTAAGCCTCGCTGGCATTCCCCGTCTCCAGGTAGGCCGAGCAAAAGGCCTCCTGCTTTAGGGTCAAGCTCATGCGAGGAACCTCGGTTATGTCTCCGCGCTCACGAAACCCATCCACTCCTCCACGATCCGCTGCAACACGGGCTCGGTCAGGATGCTGGATGGCTGCCTTCCGGCTATTACGTCGCGAAGGAGGCTGTGCGGTATCTGGTGCACTGCGTCAGACGCATCGATGATGACGTGAGGCTGCCTGTCGGTTAGCTCTACGACGTTTTGCATGGGAGCGCTCTCGGTTTACTGCCAGCCACACCTCTTTCCCGATCATCACAGCGACACAGGCGGCTATGCGGAGTAGCAGGAGGATGGCGTGGAGGCGTTTCATGCGGTCACTCCGCGCGAATGCCAGCCTTCTTGGCGAGCCACTGGGTATACAGGCCGCCCGCCACATCAGCACCCAATACAGCGACGACGATGCCGAGGCCGCCTGCCATGTAGATGCCGGAGCCGAATGCCAGGGCGAGCATCAGCGTACTCATGCCTAGGAAGCCGGATGCACCGAAGCGCAAAGCGACTCGCCGGGCTATCTGGCCCATGGTCAGATCCTCACCTGCAGACGCGCGCAGCATCTCCCCGGACAGTCCCGCCATTGAAATCAGTACGAGCAGCCAGAACGGCATGTCCGCAAGAGTCTGCTGCTCTGTGGTCATAGTGGAGTCTCGTTGGTGTTTGGTCCGGCCTCACATGCGCGTGCGATCCGCCTATGAGCAAGGAGGCAGGCATGGGGCCGGAATAGGGTTCAAGCCAGACGCGGCTTGCTGAGGTATGCACGCAGGTCACTTGCCAGCGTAAGAGCGTCGGTTAGCTCAGGGCTTGCACCGCACCGCTCGATGGCAAGGCACACGCCGCGAGCCAACTCAACAAGCGCGGCGTCACTCGGGCGAGGGACATCAGGATTGCTCGGAGCCATAAGCACAGGGTTAGCGAGCATTGCCTTCTCCAGAAAGAACAAAGCCCCGCACTAGGCGAGGCCGGAATAGGGTTGCACTGCATTGCACGTTAGCCGGCGTAAGCTGCCGTGGCGCTGTACCTTAGTGCGCGATGCGGTGCGAATGGGTGCGCCGGGTGGACGAGCCCTTGTCTAGCCGTTTGCGCATAAAAAAAGCCCCGGCATCTCTGCAGGGGCTTCTTGTGGGCGATGAATCTCAATATGGGGAAATCATGCCGATTCTCTTATCAAAAATCAAGCAGCAATTGCGTCTTTTTTGATGACTTTGGCGACCGGCGCCAAAGCGGCGCAATCCAGCGCATCAATCTGCTGCAGATATGCCTCCCATGCAGCAGACCAATCACGCTCCCAGTTCGACTGATGGAGCTTGTAGCCACCCCACTCTTCGACAAAGGTAATGACCCGGCTTGGCGTCCACTCGTTGCGACCTACAACCATATCCCTGAACGAGTACATGGCGGCGAGGGCGATCCAGTAGGCGACCTCCTTGCGGCGAGCCTGCATCTTCGGTAGCTCAGTCATGGCCAGCACGAGAGCATGGGCGCGGTTCTGGTCGAGCCCTTTAGCCATAGGCGAGTACAGGAAGTGGCCCAGGCTCTGCAGTGGCGGTGCAAGTGTGCCGATGGCGTGCATCACCTTGGCAGCGGCCAGCATGTGGGCGCAGCGACCCAGGTTGCGCGCAGCCTTACCGGTGCGCGTCTCGTATGCCTCAATGACTTGAGAGTCAGTCGGGAACGATGCGGCAGGCTCGGCGCTTTCTCCGTCATACGCAGCGGGGAACTTGCACTCGACGACCTTCTTCTTCGCGGTCTTGCGTGCCAGCTTGGCTGCTTCGTCTTTGGCCTCCTGAGCGTCCTCGATAGCCATTGCCATGAACGATGCGCCCGGGGTGTGGTAGGCGTCGCCCCATGCTTGACGTGCGCTGATGTATTTCATGCTGCTGCTCCCCTCAACATATCCGCCGATACCGTGATGCGCCCTACTTCGCCGTGGTCGCTGTGGTAGGTGATGACCTTGGCGTCACGTCCGCTCATCCATCCGCCGCGGCTTGCGTGACTGTCTGGCGCCGCCAGAGTGCGGTGCTGCTCAATCTGCATGGTGTTCGTCTCGCGCAGGACGTTGTGGTGCAGGTGGCCGGTGTGCGCATAGCTGTGCCTGGTACGGCCGAAGACCTCGCGGAACTTGGCGATGAACACCGTCTCAAGGGAGTCCATCCGCTTCTTGTGGCCGTGGTGGAAGAACAGCGACGTGCGGCCGTGCTCAATGCAGTAGTACGGATCTGGCCGGGTGATGACCTCAATGCGGGGCTCATCGGTGTACAGGGCCGCGAACAGTTCACGCAGCCAGGCGCTCGATGCCAGGTCGTGGTTGCCCTCAGCCATCAGGAGAACGACGCGATCGTGCTTCTGCAGCAGCATGGCCGTTACGCGGCGGATGACGCTGATTGCCACGCGGACCAGCTTCTGGAACCGAGTGTCTGCGTCGAGGACGTGGCCGGATGTCGGGGTGACCGCCTGGATACCATCCCAATGCAGCAGATCCCCAAGCTGAGCAAATACGCCGGTATTGGAGTCAGGCGCCTGAGCGATCGCCGCGCCGAACCAACCTACCAGCGTGTCCTCGGCGATCTTCATATCCCATGCTGCGCCCGTCTCCTCCGCCCAGGCGTTCATGCCAAGGTGGTAGTCGGTGATGACGTAGCAGTTGAGCAGGTGCGCAAGCGTGTGCAGCGGAGCCGGCAGCGCCTTGGCTGGCTTGATGTCGAGGGCCAGCGCCTTGACCGCCTCCTTCATCAGTTCGGCTTGGCGCTCGTGATCGATGTTTGACTTGACCCACTGCAGCTTCTGCTCGCCGTCCTTGCCGTACAGCGTCGACGTGCCTTTCAGGTGGAATCCGTCCGGCACCGTCTTCACCATGTCGTGCTCCGGGCTCCATCCCTGACGAGCAAAGCGCGCCTTGTGGGTGGCTAGCGGGCGCGGGTGCATGCCCAGCAGACGGGCAGCCTCTTCTATCGTCCTTCCGGCCAGCGCTTGCTTCATTGTGTCGTCGTCGTGCTTGCGTGCGGCCATCAGGCTGCCTCCCCTTTAGCCCCAAACCGGGCGATCAAAATGGCGTCGGCCACCGCTTGCCCCTTCCCTTTCAGGTCGAGAATGCGGAGGTCCGGGTAGAGCTGGATTGCGCGGGAGCGTGCGGCATCCTTGTCGGCCCCAATGAGGCCCGCTCTTTTCTTCCATGATTGCGGGGTGACCAATGTGTACGGGATGCACGCTCCTTGCAGGATGCCCTCGACCACGCCAGCGGCATGGCCAAAGGTGAACATCGAGGAAACGCCCTGGCCCGGCATGGCGCCTACTTGTTCGAGATAGGCATGGGTCGGCTCGCGGTACTTGTGCTCACGCAGGAAGGCGGCAATTGCGGCGCCGTTCACGCGGCTTTTCGTGCCGACCTTCACCGTAGGCATGAGCAGGTGCGCAACGTAGCGGTAGTCGTTGTGCATAAGGACGACTGCGCCACTGCAGCCAGGGTCGATTCCGATGATCATCTACTCCCCCTCGCCTTCAGAGCCGCCACAACGGCAGGACGAGCACTCTCCGGAACAGCCGCCAGCAGTACGTTGCCCTGTCTCTGCTTCTCCGGCCCCTTGAGGTCGCGCACCTTCCACCGGATCAGGCAGGCTTGCTTGTCCGCGTTGATCAGCTGTCGCTCCGTCATCGTCAAGCAGGCCAGATTTAGCGAGCCATTCATCTCCGACGCGCTCATTCATCTTCGGCCTCGACTTGCTCAGCACCACACTTGCCGCAGTTCAGGATGGTCAGCTGCTGGCCACGTGAACCGAACCGATAGGAGCCGTGGTCCTCGAAGTAGTGCTCGCACTGCACTGGCGCGAAGTTCATGTGCTTCTCGGTCGGGAACGACACGTCCAGGCCGACGACGGTGCGCGGGTCGTTGAAGCCCTTCTCGACCTCGGTGCGGCAGTCGATGGTGTTCTGCTGGCCGAATGTGGCTTCGTCCTCGCTGATCATCTGCAGCCGGCGTGCGGCGCTGTCGGCAATGTCCTGCCAGTCTCGCCTGGTGTCTTTGTGTCCGCGCTGGCCAGCCGCCAATGCCTTCTTGACGATGTGCTGAGCGACCGGGCAGGTGACCTTGAACAGGTCCAGCAGGCGGTACACGTCGAGCCGGTCGATGTGCGTTACGTCGATGAAGTAATGTTCGTGGCTCATGCCGCCTGCTCCAGTCCGATCAATTCCATGACCCGCGCCGGCAGCGTCAGGCCCATATCAAGCAACTGCAGGGCGCAGTCGCGGATGAGTGTTTCCTGCTTCCCATAAGCAAGCTCGAAGCGGGCCTTGTATGGGTGAACAGCGATGAGGCCAGGGGCACCGTAGCCGTCTTGGTGATGGCCGGCGCATAGACTGAGCACCATCCAGTGCGCGTCGGGCTTGGTGCGGCCGTCGACGTGGTGGATGCTCACGGACGGGTTGAATCGCCCGTCTTTCTGGCAGGCGATGCAGCCGATGTGCTGGGCCAGCAGGTCGTGATAACGCTTCTGCTCGGCAGAGGGGGCTTTGCCTTTCATGCTGCGGCCTCCCCGATACCCCAGTGATCCGCCGTGGTGAAGCGCACGCCCTGCTCTGCTGCGAACGCCTCCATTACCTCGAACATGTCCGAGAACCACTTCTTGCTCTGCTTGCGGGTGGAGATGCCCAGGACCACGAAGCCACCATTCAGGCCGGGCACGGCGCGCTGCTGCTCGACGGCCGCGCTGAATACGTGCTTCCAGTCAGTGTCCTCGAGCTTCTGGCCGTACCACTCAACCTGGCGGCTGATGTCGCGCAACATGGCCCACATACGCCGGTTCTGGGCGTCGCTGCGGACCTCCTCGCGCATGGTCCAGACGTAGCCGGCGCCCAGGTCGATCTTCTGCAGGCAGGCGATGGCGCGCTGGCGGTCCATCTCATTGCGTAGGGGGAAGGTTGGGTTAGCCACGGCGCACCTCCCGCAGGCTCTGGCACTCCACGCAGCACACCGCCGACGGATAGGCCTTGCGGCGAGCGGCAGGAATCTCGATGCCGCACTCCTCGCATTCCTCAGCGCCCTGCCCCTGCAGCCGTTCACGCACCATCGCCACGCCACCGATACGATCCGCCTCCTCTAGCCCTGTGGCGCGGTCTGTTACGTCGGGGGCTGTGCGGACTTGCTCTAGGGCTTCCGCCATTTCATTGATGACTGGCATTTATGCGGTTTCCTTCAGGTCAGGGCGCTGCTCGACTTGGCCGGAGTAGTTCACCCACTGGCGCGGCTTGCTTTCGGCGCGCTCGAGGTATTGAGCGGACGCGGGGTCGAACCAGAGCGGGATCTTTCCCTCTTCCCCGGTAAGCCGCTGCTTGCTGATGATCATGTGCACGTCGGACTGGGCTTCGTAGCGGTCAACGTCCTCGGGAGAGCCCGCTTTTAGGGCCTCTTCCTTTTTCTTGTTCCGCCAGACCGTGATCACGTTGTCTGCCAGATCGGTGAGGATGGCGCCGCCGCGAACGTCGAGCTTTCCGGGCGCCTTCGACTCGTCTTCCGCCTTGCGCGGGTGAGCGACCAGATGCACATGCACGCCCATCTCGTGAGCGAAACCGACCAGGGCTTCCATGGCCTGTTTCTGGCCGTTGTAGTCGTCCTCAGCCATGCCAAGCTTGGCCAGGCTGTCCACGATGAAATGAGTGACGCCATAGCGGCGAGCGGCATAGCGGAAGGTTTCAAGCATCTCGCTCGTCTTGGCCGAGCCGACCTGGTTGTAAATCCAGAGCTTGCCGGCCAGCGATTCAAGGATGGCGTTGATGTAGCCGCGAGTCGGGTAGCACAGGCCGGACGCCTGGCGAACCATTCGCTGAAGGGTGCGGCGAGCCGGCATCTCCATGGACGCGATACAGAACTTTTCGCCCTTGCGCATACCGTGGTACGCCAGATAGTTCAGGAGCTGCGACTTGCCGTGGCCAGACCAGCCGGTCCAGACGCTCAGCTCGGAGGAGCGAAAGCGGATCACGTCGCGGGCCTTATCCCACGGCACTTCCATGCCGCTGACGGTCGGGTTGCGCTCGAAGAACTCGGCACAAACCTCGTCGGCAAAGTCGAGCACGCCGGCCAGCTTGTCCGGGTCAAGGTTCTTCGCCTTGGCGTAGCACTCTTCGATGTCGTCTTCGGTCAACATCAGTGTGTCTAGCGCGTAGTTGAAGTCCTTGCAGCCAAGGCTAACCAAGCGGCAGCGCTCGCGGCCGAGGCGCTTGATGATCTCTTCGGTGGCCTTCTCTCCCTCCTCGTCCGCGTCCAGGCACAGGTAGATCGTGTCGAAGCGCTCCAGATTGGAATACTCGTGTTCGATCCAGGCCTGCTTGTTGCCGCTGCCGCCACCGAACGGGACCGACAACGCCGGCTTGCCGTACTGCCAGGCGGTCATGGCGTCGATCTCGCCTTCCACGATGGTGACTTCGCGGGCGTCGGCGGGGACTGCCTGCCAGCCGAACAGGGACGGCTCAGTGCCAGGCGAAGTGCGAATGCCGGTCTTCTTGCCGTTCTCGTCGCGGTCAATGCCGATGGTCTTCCAGTGAACCAGGCCGCCGTCCCGCAGGTACGGGAAGACGATCAGCCGGCCCTGCTCAGCGATCTTGAACTTGGCGATGGTTTCAGCCTTCAGGCCGCGGCCCCTCAGGTAGGCCATGACCGGGCTATCGGCTTTCGGCGTGGCGCACTTCGGGCGATCCGGGCGGGCAAATTCCTTGACCTTGGGCGATTCCAGCTTCGGCTCGTGAACACCCAGGTAGCTCTTGGCCTCGCTCAGCGCGGTCCGCATGTCGCAACCACGAGTGGCGCGCCACAGGTCCAGCAGGTCGCCCGTCTCGCCGGTCGAGAAATCGCACCAGACGCCGGCTTTGTCGCCCTTCAGGTGAACGCCGAGGCTCTGCCCCTTCTCGCCATTGGTGCTACCGACGCGCCACTCGGAGCCTTCACGCTTGCCAGACGGCAGCAGGTGATGGCAAACATCGTTCACGCGATCAGCGAGGCGGGTTGCAATCTCTGAAGGGGTCATCATGCGCGCCCCTTCTGGCGGAGATACGACAGCAAGTAGCCGGTTGCTGGGTCATGGGTTTCACGGCTCAGCACGCGGCGCTCATGCAGCGGCACGCCGTTGTCGTCGGGGTGGTAGAAAAACCCAGCCTGCAGCTTCCCGTCGCCGTCACGCCCTTGGCGGATCGGGTGGATGTTTGATGCCAGCACTTCGCGGAAGTGTTCGTCTGCCCCGAGGAACGTTGCGGCCTGTTTGACGTAGGGCGTACCCAGGTTGCCGGCAGCGAACTGCTGTGCGGCGTAACGCTTTGCCGCCAGGATCAAGTCTTCTGCCTTCACGCCAGAACGCAGGCGGGCATTCCAAGCCTTGAACGCAGTCTTCTTCGAGTTGCTGCCTTCACGCTTTGGGTATTCAGTCCAGAACGATTCGAACTCAGCCGAGTAGGCGCTCGTGTCATCGGCAGATGGCACAAGAGGCTTTTCTTCTTGAATCAGTGAATCAGGAATCAGAGAATCAGGAATCAGGGCGTTATCTAACAGTGGCTTAACGTTATCTAACGTTGGGGCAACGTTAATGCTCTGTTTCTTACCCGTTACGCAACCGTTCTTGCTGCGTTCATGTACCGTGAAATTACCGTTAACGTCTGGTAACTCGCTGTCTTTTTCAGTTCCGTGCGGGCTTTGGTGTTTGAGGAAGTTGTCAATTGAAATTACCGACACATCACCGACAGTGTAGCGATGAAGGAAGCCAGCACCCGCTAAGCGCGCCAATCCGTCTTCTACGCTGTAATCGTCGCAGGGGAATAGCTCCATTTTGATCCGCTTCGAGCGATCCTCTACGCGCCCCTCTCTGTCCGCAAGGCACCAGAGGCCCATAAATAGAAGTCGGTCTAGCGCAGGAAGCTCAGCCAGCAATTCATTCTTGAAGAAACCTGGCTTGATATTGCGAGCCCTAGCCATTACTCGGCCCCCTTCAATTCGTTGACGAGCTTTTGCATCTCATCAGCTACCAGCGATGCCTGATCGGCAGAGAGAAAAACAATCGATTCTTCCTCTGTTACTGGGCCGGCCTGCTTGATGACGATGTATCCGGTATCACCGATGTAAATTTCGGTTTCATAAGTGGCTTGGAGCTTCATCCCCGGCACTCCTCTTTCACGACAGGAGTGCGATCACGGCGAGCGATCTGCAGATGGGCGCAAAACACCTCAAGCTGGTCGCAGGTGATGCGCAGGTTCTGTATGGATTGATGGCCGCTCTGCGAGATGACTAGCTCGTCACCCTCAAGAACGATCAGGTAGGAATTGCACTTAATCGGTGTATTCGGCATAATTGGCTCCAGCTCTAGCTGTGTTGTTGAAGAAGCCACCCTTGCCCGGTGGCTTTTTTGTGCCTGTCTGTCAGGCGACCTGCTTGTCCATGTACCGCTCCGGGTACAGAACCTGCATCTCGGTTAGCGAGCGCTTGCCAAAAATCTTGGCGAGGCTTTCTGCCAGCTCGACAGATGCCCGCTGCTTGCCGCGCTCAAGGCGAGAAAGATTTCCCGTGTCGATGGTTTCGCCGATTGCAGCGAGACGACGAACCACGTCTTCGAGAATCCATCCTTTGGCGAGCCGTGCTTTTCTTAGTGGTGTCACGGGAACTTCCTCTGGGTGGTGCGTATCTGATTTGCCAATTCTGCGCTCTTAGCAGATTTAAATCAAGCCACATCCTGCGCTATGCGCTTTTGCGTGTAATGCAGTAAAGTGGACAATGAAACGACCGTTTATCTACAGGGCGCGAACCATGAACGAAGTCGGAGTGGCCATACGGAAGGCCCGCAAAGCGAGGGGTCTGACGCTAGATGATGTTGCTGGCATCGTCGGAACGGACACAGGGAACCTGTCTAGGCTCGAGCGCGGGAAGCAGGGCGCCAGCCAGGAGCTTCTGGTTAAACTTTTCAATGCTCTTGGGCTTTCTTTGAGCGGCGTCATTGACGCTGCAACAATGCGGTCAATGGTCGAAAATACTGGTATTCCATCCAGTGCTGTGCCGGTACTATCTTGGGGCCACATAACACAATGGATGGATAACATGCAGTCATTCAAAGCAGCGGACGCAGAGAGCTGGGTGCCTTGCCCGGTTCAGCACGGTCCGCGCACATTCGCGTTACGCGTAGCGGGCGAGTCGATGTTTAACGCTCACTCTCCACGCTCATTCAGGCCGGGCGACTTTATCTACGTCGACCCAGACCGCCAGCCAGTAGAGGGGTCGCTAGTTGTTGCGGAGGTTTCCGGGGAGCCAGAGCCGGTCTTTCGCCAGCTGGTCACAGAGAGCGGCAAGCGCTACCTGAAAGCCATTAACCCTGCCTGGCCAGAGCAGATCATCAAGCTTGGCGAAAATGATCGGATCGTTGGCGCAGTAGTGTTCAAGGGCGAGATTATGTAGACCCTTCCACAGATACGCAGAAGCCCGCCGTTTGAGCGGGCTTTTTTTTCGTCTGAAGAAAAGTTAAAACTGCGCTTGACGCAGGTTTTTTTATGCGTAATATGGCTCACATGTTCTGCGGAGAGCGCAGGAAACAGGCAGAGATGCCCTGGCTACGGCCTAAAGCTCTTTAACAAATTGAGATCAGCGCGGCGGGGTCTGCTTCGGCATACATCGCGCTCAACAAATTCCCCGCCCCATGCCAGCTCTGGAACTGGCCGTGGCTCCACATGCAGCCACGCGAAGTTGCGCAACCACCCGATGCGACGCCAGTAGCGGCAGCGGGCAGAGAGATGACTCCGGCAGACGCGCAACGAGATCGAACTACCAAGGATTCCTTGACAGTTCAGCCAAGCCCACCGTGGCAAGTAACGGAGGCCAGAAACACCGAATTGAATTAGCGCCCCGAGCCTCGGCTATGAGGAGCGCCGGACCTCCTGCTGTGTGCCTCACTAAACCGGCGCCAGGGCTGTATGCAGCAGGTTGTATATACCCAGCGACCACGCGCCAAAGCTGATCGAGGCGCGTGCGAGGGAAGCCCAACGCCAACCTACCGGAGACTCACGGCCTGCAATCAGCGGCGGGTACGGAGCGCACGAGACGAGCGACAGAGTTTCCTGGTGGCCATTCGCAAGAGTGGCCAGCGGGAAGACAACCGAAACGAACTACTGAGGATTCCTTAGGAGTTCACAGACCCGCCCCATGGGCACCCATAAGCACATAGGAGGATGAGATGAGCGATGAGCAGCGGCAGTACCTGACAAGCGATCAGGTTTACGAACTTAACGAGAAGCACGGATGGTTCGAGTTCGGCGACGCGCAAAGCGATGTCAGCCGGGCCTTCGCAAATGACGCCATCGAGACGTATGAGAGGGTCAGGACTGCAGCTCCTGATCTGCTAGAGGCGCTTGAGGAGCTGTTGCAGCTGATCGAGATCGAGCGCCCAGACTGGCAGCACACTGAGCAGCATCGAGCCCGCGCCGCCATCGCCAAGGCCCGCGGCACGCCATGCTAACCCTACCCCAAACCCTCCTCCTCATCTGCGTACTAGCTGCGCTGT